TAAGAATACAGGGTTGCGCTTTTTTCGGGAAATATTTTATATACAGCCATTTATTGTGTTTTATATATGGTATAAATATAGAAAGCTCCAATTTTTTATTATTGAAGCTTCTAATATATTTAATAAAATTTTAATTATATTACTACTCTTCCTTGAATATCAGTATTAGGATATCTAACTTCAAATATAGAAGGATCTAATGAAGGATAAATATTATTATTTTTTGTTGCTCCTGTTATATCATACCCATATTCTGAATATGTAATTCCTGTAGTATCTTGTTTATTAATTATTTCTACTTTTACTACTGATTGTACTCCATTAATTTGAAGTAAATTTGAATTTATTTCAGATAATATAATAGGTTGGTTAATTTGCCATCTTTCTATATTAAAATAATTTTGTAAAACTGTTATACAATTAGTAACTACATCATTATTATTATATCCTGATTGGACAGTAATATCAAAATTAATACCTATATTAATATAAAATGCATCTTTAATATTAATAGCATCAGTAATCATTCTATATTGATTTAAGTATGTTATTAAATTATTTTTTAAAGTTGAAGATGCAGGTATTAATTGTTTATTTGAATTATATGCTAAAATATATAAATCTAATGCTAATGGATTTTTAGTAGTTGTTGTAGTTTCTATAATTTGAGTATTTTCAAAATCTTGAGTAATATATACTTTAGAAATACTACCATAGTCAGAAGGTAATGATAAAGCTCTAATCATGTAATCATCTTTAGTTACAGCTCTATTTTGTGAAGAAAAAGAGAATAAAGCATTATTTCTAATTTCTTCTATTTCATCACCATTTCTGCCACCTACTGATGGATTTGGGTTTGATGATACAACACTACTTAATACTGTAGCTGATATAGCTCCTCCAGGATTACCATTTTTAAAAAAAGCTCCACTAGTGTCAATTATAGTTAAATCATTTGAAGGAATATTAGAAGTAATACTTCCACCAACTAAATATCTAACTTGTAAAGTTATATTTGATGGAGCTAAACCATATTCTCTTGTAAAAAATACTGATGCTTTATTATAATTATCACTTAAATCAGATATTCCAGGTACTAATCCTAATCTAATATTATCAGGAGTTGGGATAATTTGCTCATCTGAGGAATTAGAAAGACCAGCACCAAATTCTAATTGTAGTGTATTATCTGATATTATTCTAGATACAAATCTTCTAGGAACTTTTTTTAAATATAATAAATAAGGTACTTGATCTGTATTATATGTTGGATTTGAAACTGGTTCAAATATACTTGATTGAGCTAAATATGGTACTTCATACCATTTATTTGAATCACTTCCTGTTACATCTAATATTTGTAATATATTAGTGTCGGTAATAGTAGATGTTTGAAATTTTTGAGGACTACCATAAGTAAAAGTAGTTGTTTTTATTTCAGCAGAAATAACTTTTACTGATTTTTTAAATAAATAATAATTAGCATCTACAAAAGTAATTTCAGTAGATCCAGTATCCGTAAAATCTATTTTATCTGTAGTTATAAATTTTGTTTGATTACTTGTTGAAGTTAATGGGGTGTTTTCAGGAATTATTAATCCATATATATTATAATTAGGACTAGTTATTCCATCAATAACTTGAGAAGGAACTAATTGATATATATCTACTGTAGTAGAAGAAGCATATGATGCTTTAGGTCTATACCCAAATGCATAAGATAAAGCGTATAAATTTTCTTTTTCTTTAGCATATAATAAAAAATTTTCTTGAACTTGAGTATCTACATAAAATGACATTACATCACCAACATATGATGCCATCTCAATAAACATATTACCTGGGGATGCTTCTGAAAAGTCATTATAAGTAGTTGGAAAATATGTTTTAGCATAATTAACCAAATTAGATTTAAAATCTGTAAATGTTTTATTTAAGTATGATACATTTTTATCTGACATTTTTATTGAAATTGAATAGTAATTTGATCAGCATTTCCTGATATATTTAATGTATAATTAATAGTAATATTAATAATATTAGTATTTATTTCATTATTTATAATAATATCATTTATAAATATTTCGGGAATATATATATTTGCAGCAGATATTATTGCATCTTTTATAGTAGTTTCAATTGTAGGAGTTATTTGGTCAAATAAAACTTTTTTTAAATCACATCCAAATAAAGGATTTAATACTCTTTCTCCTTTATTAGTTAATAAAAGATTAATTAAATTTGATTTTGTTTGATCTTTAGTACTATATGTTTGATTAAATAATTGATCAGTTTCATAAACACCAAAAGGTAAAGATACCCCAATAGCAATATTTTTTTGCAAATCTAATGGATTAACACGTATTACTTGTGGGATTGGCATTTTATCCTAAATTTTTAAGTCCAGCTCTTTCTTGAGGAGTCATATTAGCAGCGGCATCAGCAATAAAAGATAAAAATGGATTTTCAGCATTATTATCTACTTGTAAAGTACTATTTGATGAGTTTCCATTCATGTTTGAATTTTGATCAAACCCAAACATACTACCCATTTTTTCACGAATGTTAGTACGAACAGTCATAACATCATTACTTGTAAAGTTTAATGTTTGCGATTCTTGAATAGGTTTTTGTTTTGGGACCTCACTAAAAATAGTATTTAATTCTTCTCTTACCGCTTCGGCAACAGCTTCTTTAATTAGTTTTTTGAATAAGTCTACTTTCATATGTATAAATATTTTATCCTTGTAAATTTTGTTGATCTATTATTAATTTTAATTGCTCTACTAAATCTGTAGGGTCTAATGTAAATGAAAATTCACTTTTTAATACTTCAACTCCATCTCTATCAATAGCAACAGCATATCTACGTTTAATATTACCTCTAACTACTATTGCTTGTTGAGCACCTAAGGTTTCTTCTTCTTTAATAGCAAATTTAAATCCTTTATATTCAGGGAATGTAGTAGGTTGATTTTTTAAATCATTAATAAAATCTTGTAATTCATTATCTGATAAGTTATTTAAAGCTGTATTACTTAATAAATCATTAAGATTTTTTAATTGGTTTTTTAAATCATTTAAATCACTAAGTTGAGCATCTAATATACCTTGAAATATAGCAACTAATACATTTAATCCATCTACTAACTTTACTGCTGTTTCATATTTTTTTCTAAGTCTTTCTTTAGCAGGTGTAATAACATCTGGTGCTGGGGAAGGAGTTGGTATAAGAAATATTACACTTGCTAATCTTAATATAATATTAAGTACAGATATAATTGTATTTAATCTTTTAACTAAATTTAATAATGATAATATTTTTCTTTCATTATCATTTAATATAGATAAAGTAGAATTTCTTAAAACTCTAGCGGCATTTATATCTTGTTGAGTCGTAGCTGCATCTATTACAGCATTAGTATTATCAACTAAATCTTGTAATTTTTTATTATTAAGTATTATTTGAAATAATAATTTAGTACCTTGAAGTGCTATTATTGGTGTTAATGATTTACTTGCGTTTTTTAAAACTTTTGAAAATAAAATTTTTTTTCCTTTTTCTCTTTTATTTGCATTTCTTTGTTTTCTTGCTTCAATTCTTTTTTGTATTCTTTCTGTTTGTTTATTTATACGTTTATATGGATCATTTAATATATCCTCAAGTTTTTGTTGTAATAATAATTTTTCTTGTTGTAATAAAGTTTTTTCTTCTAAATAACTATTATTTTCATTATTAACTGATTGGTTATATTCTTCTTGTGTTAATAAAGGTTTTGTTGGTGGTGGGGGGTTAAATTTTAAATTTAATTCTTCTAAAGTCTTAGCATGTTTAACTTCTAAATCTAATATTTTTTTTACTATTACTTGAATATCATTTTTAAGAACTTCAATTTTACCTAATGATGATGTTCTTAATTTAGTAACACTATTATTAATAACTTGATCTCCAAAAGCTTTAGGATTAGATACTTTAGATAAAGTATTATTTATATTTGAAGGAATTAAAGAAGAAACATTAGTATTTCCAGCCATTATGATGTATAATTTTGTTGTGATACAATTTTTTCTAATTTACCCATTAAATTATCAATTGAAGTAGATAATTTATTACCAGCAATATTTAATTCAACTAAAGGAGAACCAGCAGGGGATGAGATAGCAGAAGATACATCATTTCCAAAATCTCCAATAGCTGACATTAAGTCTGTTAATAAATTAACTGTTTGA